AAACTATAGTCTTTATGATGTTGCTGGTGCTAATCAAGTAACACTTACATCTACACAAATTCCTTTACATACACATGCTAATACTATTTCAGTAGTAGATCAAGGACATACTCACACTACATTTGCAGATGTAAAATATAATAGTCCTGGAGCAGGTTTAAAACTTGATAATCAACTTAATATTGCAGGAGGTACTAATATTACTAGTTCTGGTATTGCAAATATAGTTGCTACAATAGATAATGTAGCTGGACCTAGTGGAGGTGGATTACCTCATGCAAATATTCAACCAGTAATGGCTTGTTACTATATTCAATACAGACCTTAAATAAATAAATAAAAATGGCATATCCATATTTAACAGTAAATCCTTGTTGTACAGATGTAATTTTAAATAGTCCTTGTGGAACTACTGACCCATGTTCTACTCATTTAACTATTTCTAGTACTATTGTTTATGATGGTCCTTTATTACCATGTATAGTAGCTGAACCATGTGATACACTTAATGTTATATTACAAAAAATTGATGAAATTATTTGTACATTACTTTCACAAATAAATACATTAAATAATCAAGTTACTAATATTAATAGTCAATTAATAACTATTAATAATGATATAACTAATATATATAATGTATTAGATTATTGTTGTGTAACTACAACAACAACATCAGCTCCTCCTTGTGAAAATTTTTCATTAAATAATACAGGTGTGGATCCAGTTGCAATAATTATTACTGATTGTGTTACAAATGTAGAAGAAGCTATAGTATTAATGCCAGGAGATACAAATATTTGCGTTATAACAAATAGTCCTTTAGTTGTACCAGGTACAGTTATTGCAACACCAAATGGCCCTTGTGGTACCACTACAACTACTAGCACAAGCTCAACAACAACTACTACCACTACAGCTATTCCATGTGAATGTTTAACAGCATTTAACGGAGATAGTATATCTCACGGAATATCTTATACAGATTGTTTTGGTGTTTTTCTTGAAAATGATATAGATATTACTCCTTATGAAACTATAAAATTCTGTGGATGTTGTGCATATGGAGATAGTCGTTTTGTAACAATTTCTATTGGAGAAAATTGCATAGATCAATTATGCCCTACAACTACTACAACTACTACAATTTGTAGTAATCCTAATTTAATTATTAATAGTACATTTACTTCAAATTTAAATGGTTGGAATCCAGGTTATCTTAATGGATGGGAATGGAGTCCTGCTCATGGGGGTAGTGCACATTATATAGGAAGAGATCAATATGATATTTTATCTCAAGATGTATTAACTTTAGGAAATACATATGATATAACATTTGATTTATGGTGTGGTAATCCTAATGTAGTAATTAAAGCATTAGCAGGACATGCAGAATATAATACACAAGTTTCTTCTGGTTATATGCAAGTTCATGCTATATTAACATGTACTGATAATACAATTTTTGGAATACAAGCATATGATGCAGCAGGTGAGCCTTTTGATACAGTGTTTGTTGATAATGTAAATGTAAGTATACATTGTCCTCAATTTACAACAACAACAACAACTTGTAATCCTAGTACATATCATCCTTATGGTAATTCTGTAATAAATAGTACTAATACAATTCCTGATGCACATACTTTATTAGCTAATGCATGTTCTGCAGCTGCTTGTAGAAGTATTGGTAGTTGTACAATAACATCATCTACTACATTATATTACAATGTTGAATATCCTCCTATAGGTTCTTTAACTTATTCATCTAGTAATGGATGTACATTATCAGGACTTACAGGATATTATCCAATTAGTTTTGAAGGTTCAGCAAATACTATTGTTGCACATATAGTTAATAGTGTAATAGTAGATTATCCATCATGTACATAATAAATAACAATATAAAACATGGCTAATTGTCCTCAAATAAATAATACAACAATAATAGGAACGAGTACTATCACATATGATGGTACTCCTCTTCCTTGTTCAAATGTACAGACATATGATGCGTTAAATGATATTCTTATAAAATTTGATAATATCATATGTAATATTCAACAATCCACTAATACGCTTATAAATGATATAACAAATATTACAGAAGATGTAATGCTTGTTACAGAAGATATAATTAATATAAACAATCAATTAAGTGTATGTTGTCCTACAACTACCACCACTACAACATTAATATAAAAACTAAACCAATGACAGTATTTATAACATTAAGCACAGCAGGAGATAATGCAGGCCCATTTAATTTATATTCAAATATTGATGGATATACAACAGCATTTGAATCAGGAATAGATAAAACTTTATTACTTGCAGGATATGCATCTTCATTAGTACCTGATTATACAACAACTGTTAGAGTACTTTCTACTGGAGATTGTACTAATTATATTGATTTACTTTTATCAGGTACAACTACTACAACAACCACTAGTATAATATAATAAACTTTTTTTTATTGGTTTTAAAAAGTTTTCTCCTCAAGGTTATTCTTGAGGAGTTTTTATTTATAACTATTTTAATTATAAAGAATTACACCTCTAACTAAAATTATTTGGAATATATAAAAACTATTGTTTATCTTTACGATATTTTTTAACTAACGTACATAAATATGTCTGAAAATCAAAGTTTATTATATCGATTAGAAGAGTTACTAACGCAAAAAAAAAGTAAAAAGTTTTATGCTGAAAAACTAGGAATAAGTGAATATGAAGTAAATGAGCTTTTAAAGGAGCTTAGAGAAAAAGATAATGAACCTACTGATGTAGTTAAAAATTATACAGAAGAACGTAAGGTTAATGTTGAAAAAGGTACAATAGAAAGTACAATAGTATCAGACTTTGATCCTAAAGATGATATTGAATTAGCCAAACTACACAAAATAAATTTAGATAAATACATCATAACCAACTATTGGTCTAAGATGTTACCAAGTGGAAAGTTTACTTCTTCTATATTTAGTAAATTAATTTCTGAAGATGAAATTATTAGAAAAGATTTAACTGAAGATATAAAAGAAATTTTTTCTAAAACAGAAAAGTTTTCTGAAAAAGTAAAATATCGAGAATCAGATAAAGCTTTATTTGTTTATATAGCAGATGATCATACTGGTATTGATTTTAAAGATTCTTTATTTGGAAATCCTTATACAGGAGATATATATCATGATCGTTTAAAAGAACTAGCTAAACAAATTATATCATTAGATTATGTAATAGATACTTTATTTATAGTTAATCTTGGTGATGAATTAGATGGTTTTAATAAACAAACTACAAGAGGAGGACATGCATTAGAGTCTTTATCTAATAAAGAACAGTTTAATATATATACTTCTGCTAGAAAAATGTTTTATGATACTATATTAACTTCTAATCTTTTTCAAGAAGTTACTATAATAAATATAAATAATTCAAACCATTCAGGAAATGATTACTCATATATAGTAAATAAATCATTAGAGTTTTACTTAGATGCTAGATATGATAATATAACAATCATTAATCAAGATAAATTTATAGATTCATATATATGGGGAGACCATACTATATTATTTACACATGGTAAAGATGAAAAGTATATGAAATTTGGATTTCCATTAAACTTAAATGAAAAAGTTGATTTATGGTTATTAGATTATTCTAAAAATTTAAAAAGTAAATATATATCAACAGTTAAAGGTGATTTACATGCTTATTCAGTTAATATAGGTAAATCAGGTAGATATATTAATGTACCATCTATATGTGGTGGATCTAATTGGATAGAACATAACTATGGTTCTTCTAATGCAGGAGCATTATTAGAAATAGTTGATAAGACAGATAAAAATATAATTTCAATACCTATTTGGTTTTAATTATGATAATTTATATAACAACTAATTTAATTAATGGTAAGAAATATATTGGAAAAGATGAAGCAAATAATCCAAAATATTTAGGATCAGGATTAAAACTTAAACATGCTATTAAAAAGTATGGTAGAAAAAATTTTATAAAAGAAATACTTGCAGTATCTGATACCAAAATAGAACTAAATATACTAGAAGAGTATTATATCAAATATTATAATGCACAATTGTCTGATTTATTTTATAATATTGCTCCAGGAGGTACTGGAGGAATGCTTACTTCAGATTATTCTTATTTAGAAGTTCCAGTATATGAAGTTGATCCTATAACATTTGAAGTAATTAAAGAATATAAATCTTCTAAAGAAGCAGCAATTCAAAATAACTTAAATTATAAATGTTTAAATGCTGTATGTAATAAAAGTAAAAAATATATAAAAAATAGATTATTTATATTTGTAAAAGATTATAATAAATATAAATTAAAAAATTCAGAAACACCTTATAAGTTAAAATATATACATCTATCTTTAAAAACAGGTATTTATTATTATAGTCTAGAACATTTATATAGTTCAGAATTTTTAGATTATAAAACATTTTCTTCTTTTAAAAATTATATCTTTAGACATAAAGACAAATTTTTAAAAGAATTTATAACAGAAAGAATATAATTATGGCAACATTAAGAAAATTAGTATCAGATGTTAGAAGTGTCCACAAGATACTTTCTACAGATAGTCTTATCACAGATAGAGCAATTGCATCTGAGATAAGAAATAATTCTTTATTATTAATTAAAAGAGAAACTAATCTTAGAAAACTTTGGGCAACTGATACATTATTTACCACTATCCCATGTCTTGAGATGTGTGAAGTTCCTATTTCTGAATGCTGTAATTATGTAGATGATTGTACAATAGCAAGAACTAAATTTAAACTCCCACGTATATCTGAAGGAAACTATCAGTATGTTATACAAGGAGTTTATTCTATTAATGCTTTAAGTGGTAGAGGAAAAAAATTAAAAGAAATATCTGTGAATAGATATATAAACTTACTTAAACTTCCTGTAATTAAAAATGAAGAATACTTTTGGATAACTAATGAATATCTATATGTAAATAATCCTATGCTTAAATCAATTAGATTAGTAGCATTTTTTGAAGAAGATGTAGATAATGATATTATGTATCCAGAATGTGGTTGTGGTTCACCAGAATATACAACTGAACAATTATGTATGAATCCTTTAGATAAAGAATTCCCTCTTCCTGGTTATTTAGAACAACAAGTATTAGAGTTAACTTCTAAAAAATTATTGTCTACATATTTTAATATTAAGACAGATAATACTCAAGAAGGAATTGATGGTCAACAACCAAATTCAAAACCAACTAATTAATATATGCGTGTAGCTGTAGATTGGAGATCTTCTAGTAAAGATAACTATAATAATTTCTGTAAAAAGCATTCTCATATAACACTTACATATGATGAATGGAGAAATATTATCTACACTTATAATGAATCTTTTAAAGAATATATTTTAGAAACAGGTGATAAAGCTAAACTTCCTTATGGATTTGGTGAGTTTTCTATAAATAAAAAGAAAAGAAGAAAGATGACACATGCTGATGGAAAAGAGTTCATTAATCTTCCTATAGATTGGCAAAAAACTAAAGAAAAAGGAAAGGTAATTTACAATTTTAATTATCACACTGAAGGATATTTTTTTGGTTGGATGTGGTTTAAACAAACTGCAAGATTTAAAAATTCTGATCTTTGGTATTTTAAACCTTCTAGACTTACATCAAGACTTTTATCACATTACTTAAAAACCAATGATAAGTATCAACACATCTATAAACAATGGAAATCATAAACTATGAGTTACTATTACAAATATAATTTTATATCACCAGAACCTATTTATTCAACTGTTAAAGAAGAATTAAAATCATATTTTGATACTGGTGCTGTTGATGATCTTTTATTTCCTACTTATTTAGATAAAGCTCTAAAGAAGTTAGGAAGAACATCTTATGTAATAGCAGAAGAAATTCTTTACATAGAAGATTTTGAAGCAAGGCTACCTGATAACTTTTATGCTGTTAGAGAAGCTTGGATGTGTACAGCAGTAGATGGTTATCCTTATCAATCAGCTAATTCATTTTATACACAAGCAGCTAGTGCAACAACTATTCAAGTGTCACCATTAACTATTGGTGGAACTCCTTGTAATAATCCTGTATGTCAATCTCCTCAATGTGATGGTACATGTATGCCAGAATTAGTACAAGCTGTTTATAAGACTAATAATAGTGTTGCTAGAAGTTTTACTCACCAATATTTACTTAGACCAGGAAACATCTCTGCAAGAAATAATTGTGGTGTAGATTATACAAACAATTGGGAAATGTATGCTAATTCTATTCCTGTACATGAATTTACTCCTGGTGCAGCTAGTCATGATTCATTTGACATACGCGATAATAAATTTGTAACTAACTTTAGAAATGGTGTTGTACATTTATTATTTTATGCTACAGAGTATGATGAATTATCAAATCAAATGATTCCTGATAATTATCGTATAAGAGAATATGTAGAAGCATTTATTAAATTTAAAGTGTTTGAAATGCTTACTAACCAAACTAATGATGAAACATTTAATCAGTTACAACAAAAATTAATTTATCATAAACAAGCATACGAAGAAGCATATATTATGGCAGATATTGAAGTGAAGAAACAAACTGCTGATCAAAAACAAAGAAGAATTAAAAACGATCTTAATAGGTTTAATATGTATGAACTTCCCAACCGTACTAACAGATATGGAAGAAGACGTAACAATTAGTAAATATGGCTGATCAACAAAACGAACAGGGTAATATAAGAATGGAATTTGGGGTTGCTACTTCTGGATTAAACATGGACAATACATTGAACCAAGTTAAGCCAGGAGAACTAACCTATGCATTAAATGCAGCATTAGAAAACTTTGATTCTAGTTCAGTTAACTATCAAAATGAACAAGGTAATGAATTTTGTGTACAATTTCCCGCAGGATATTCTTTAATAGGTACTCATTTTATTAATGAAAAAAATAAACATATATTTTTTTTGGCAAATCCTGGTACAGGAATGAGTCAAATAGGATATATGGATAACAATGATTGTATATATAATATATTAGTTGAAGCTACATGTTTAAATTTTAATATTTACCATCCTATACATAAAGTGGTACATAAGATTACAAATTGTACAACAGAAATATACTGGACAGATGGTTATAATCCAAGAAGGTATATGGATATTACTCCTGATAATCTTCCTTGGAAATTATTATCTGGTACATCTTTATGTGATCCTGTCTATGATATAGGTAATTTAGATTGTAATAAAATAAAAATACAACCTAATTTTAATATTCCTGAATTAAATATAACAGATGTTATTAGTGGGGGAAATTTAAAAGCAGGAACAGTTCAATTTGCTGCACAATATAGTGATGCTTCTGGTAATGGATATACATCTTATTATTCTGTTACTAATCCATGTCCTATAGTTGATACACATATTACAGATTTTAATTTTGATTATGAAGTTGGTAAATCTGTTGTAATAGAAATTTCTAATTTAGATATTACAGGAGAGTTTAGATATTTTAATTTAGCTGTTATAAAAACAGTAAATGCTGCTATATCTGTTAATTTAGTAGGAACATATTCTATTGATTCTACTTCTAGAAAAATTACATATACAGGTGAAGATGTAACTACAGCAACATTAAGTATTGGGGATATATTTGAAAAATATCCTTATTATGAAATAGCTCAAGATCTTACAGCTGTTCAAGATATTCTTGTATGGGATAATCTTACATCTATAGATAGAATTAATTATCAATCTATAGCAAGCCAAATAGATCTTAAATGGCAATCATATAAGTTACCTGCCACTGAAAGTTACGCAGATGAAGTAAATGCTACTAATCTAAGAGGATATCTTAGAGACGAAGTGTATGCATTTGAGTTAGTATTTTTACTAAAAAATGGAAAACAAACAGATGGTTTCCATATTCCTGGAAGAGTTTTAAATTATAATGATTTACAGTTTCTAGATGTTCCTGATACAAATGCAGACTTTGTAGGAAACCCTACAACTATTGATCCTGTAACAGGAATAGGATATAGTCCTTATTGGAAAATATATAACACTGCAACTTTAACTGGACCTGCAATAGGAGATCCTATTAATAATGCTACACCGCATGAATATGGTGAATTTGCTTATTGGGAATCAGAAGAAAGATATCCTTGTAATGTAGCTTTATGGGGTGAGCTAGCTAATCAACCTATTAGACATCATAAGTTTCCTGATGTATTAGTTAGTCCTGCATTTGAAAGTGCTGTTCCTGAAATACAAAATGGTAAATATAAAGTAATAATGCAAAATGATTCTGTTTATCCATTAGGGGTTAAAGTGGAATCATCTCAAATTCTTACAGCTATAAATAATTCAGATCTTACAGATGATCAAAAAGATAATATTGTTGGGTTTAAAATAATAAGAGGAGATAGAGGAACAAACAAATCTATTATAGCAAAAGGTATTCTTAGAAATGTTGGTTCATATAAAAGAGAAGAACAAGAATACTATTACCCAAACTATCCTTATAATGATCTTAATTCAGATAAGTTTATAAATAAAACAAATAATGCATGGATACAAGGTGCTACACCTTGGATAATACAATGTTATAGAGGGATTAATGGTGATCCAGCTGTAGCTCCAAGTTATACTTATACAAGTTTACAAACAGGAAAACCTACACCTGTAACATTACAAGTAGGAGAAATAGTAGAAATATGTTCTACTACAAGACCATTTGCTAATTACCCAGATACTATGTATGTAGGTCCAGGAAGTTACGATGTGTATAAAACTGTGTCTACAGATTGTAGAGGATTTCATGTAAACTGGGATGATCCTTTTACTAATGATAATTCTTCATATATACATCGTGAAGAATATTTAAATGGAGATAGTTGTTGTCTAACTAGTCCATTTAATTGTAATGGTTGTTATTTTGTAAATTATGCAAGAGTTAATGTTAGTGGTGCACCTGGAGATGATTGTAGCAATAGAGGAATAAATGGTGATTGGATTCCTCCAACATTATATGGTCCATGTCAATGTGGATATGATAGAACTAAAATGATTAGTATAGCAAGTCCTCCAGATGTATTTAATTTTGGTCCAGATGGAACTTTACAAAATCCTACAGTTGGTAGAATAAGCCTTTTAAAATGTGAAGAAGAAATTCCTATAGATTCTTTTAATCCTGAGAATAAAGATTTAAAATATAG